ATTAAATCCCTCTCAAAAAGCTCAAGCTTTAGGAGATGCTGGAATAAATGCATCAGTAACTGACAATGGTCGCGTTAGATTTCGGGAAAACACTGGCGGTGGAGTTCCTTCATTGTTGACAGGGGGAGAGTATGTAATGAGTCCCGAAGCGGTTCAGAATTATGGACCAGCAGTAATGAGGGGCATAAACAAAGGAACTTTAAGGCCAGAACAAAATCAAAATAAATCTCAAAACGTAGATAATAGTTCAGTAAATATTACAGTAAATGTTAGTAGTGATGGAAATGTTACTCAATCCCAAGATAGTCCTAAAGAGTTTGCAAAAAAAGTAAAGTCTGCTGTGATGCAAGTAATTAATAATGAAAAAAGAGTTGGCGGATCTCTTAGGGGCTGATGAAAGATTTATTATATAGTGAAGATCATAATTTTTATATAGATGGATTAAAAGTCTCAGGAGTTTCATCTATAAATGGTTCTTATACAATACCTAATCAAGATAATTCTTTTTTGGGATATGAAGGTGAGCCAGATTATATTCAAAATGGAGTCGGTAAAGCTAATTTATCATTTGAAAAAATTATGATATCTAGCGATAAACCTATAACAGATTTAATAAAAGATACTGGATTTGACGGAGGAATTGAATATAATGGTAAAGTTTTAAATTTTGAAAGCGGATATTTAACTTCATATGATGTTTCTTTTTCTGTGGATTCTTTACCAAGAAGTTCTGTCGCAATAGATGTTTTTGGAGATATGGGATCTACAGTCACAGCTAAAACTCCTGTAATAAAAAACGAGGATATTTTCATTCCAGCTAGTAGTGGAATAAATTTAAATTGTGATGGAAGATCAACTAATAGAGTTTTGAGTTTTTCTTTTTCTATTACTCCAGAACGCCAAGTATTCTACAAAATAGGCTCTATAAAACCATCTGAAGTGTGTTCTAAAGTCCCAATAAGAAGTTCTTTTTCTGTGGAGCTTGAAGTCGATGACTATGAAACTAAAGATGTCTATAGTTATATAAAAACTGGAATTCATTTTAAAAACATACAAGTATCCCTCCAGGATAAATGCGATGACTCTAGAAAAATAATATATAGTTTTGATAAAATGAATTTAAATTCAGAGTCTTTTAATACTAATGTTGATGATAATACTAAGGTAACCTTAAGTTATTCTAATTCATCTATGTCTCCTCCTTTAATAACTTATACATGAGTAAGTACATAAAGTATAATGAGTGCCAAGTAAAAATAAATGACGAAAATATTTTTGCTTTAAGAGCTAGTCTTTCTGCAGATTCACCCTCTGAGTCTCAAATGACATATGGAGGAAAAATAGAATCTTATAAAGCAAATTCTTATTTAGGATCAAAAGTTTCTTTTGAGTATTATGCAACTGGAGAGATAGATAATATATATAATTTAACTGGAGATATTCCTTGCTCAGGAGAATTCGGTGGGATAAGTTTTTCAGGTGCATATTTAACTGATTACAGTATTAATATAAGTCCCTATCTACCTGTTTCATTTAGTGCTGATTTTGTTATATTTAGTGGTTATAAAAACGAACTATCTACTGGAGCTTTTACATCTAACTCTTTAGAATTAGCTAATGGTGCTCACTCAGATATATCAAATTTTAATTATAATAATATAGGTCTTGATAATCCAACATCAATTTCCTACAGCGTCTCTTGTGAAAGAGTTCCTAATCATGAAATAGGAAATGAATTTAGTTCAAATGTAAGACTAGGGTCTGTAGTTAAAAACTTGTCTATAGAAGGGGAAAATATAGGGTCTTTGATAAATCATTCAGGGCAAGATATAGCTGGAGTATCAGTACAGCCTAAAACGCTAAATAATTTATCTAGAGGCCAGTTGATTGAATGTAGTGGAATTATAAAGAGTCAATCTTTAAGTGTGGAGAAAAATGGATTTATTAAAGGTTCTATAGAAATTGAAGACAAGGTTAGATAATGAGTTGCGATAATATATTTAATAGCGGCAAATTCCACAATCTAGAAAAAGATTACTATAAAGAAAGTAGTCAAGGGGGGACTTCTGCATGGTATAATACTTATGAAGATTTTATTTCAGGCTCTAAGACCGACTCTTCATTGAAATTATTTGAATATGAAGATCCTTTTGTATTTATTCCGTCATATGGTTCTTCAGTTGGGATTGATTTTATTAATAATAATTTAATTTATGAAGATGGTTATGTCAATAGTTCAATTGCAAGAATGAACAATGTAAATCTAAGTTTTAATTTAAAATTTAACAATAGAAGTGAATCAGAAGCTGATTCTATATTGAAATATTTAAATTCAAGAAAAGGGTTTCAAAAGTTTCCTTTTCAACCGATAGCTAGAGATATTGGAATGAGCTCAGAAAATGCACATAAATCATTATATTCTTTATTTCCATATTTCGCGCAAGAGTTTATTTGCAATAATGTTTCAATTACTCATGAATATTTAGATAATGTAAGCATTTCCACAAACTTTAGCAATGGTTCTTATTCAATGCTAAACATTAGAAATATATTAGAGATGCCATCTCAAAACATTAAACAAAAAAATATAATAGAAGAATATAGAAATAAAAAAGTTTTAGATATAGAGCCTTCATATTCAGTAAGCAGGGAGATCGTATTAAAATCAAAAAAATTTCGTGAATATAAGTCTGCTATAGAAATGTCTTCAGATGGAATAAACGAACAAGAAAATGTGCTGGATTTAAAATTTGATTCAATTGATGATAATAAACTTTTAAAGTTGTTATCTTTTTTTATAAACAAAATGTCAATAGAAAGTTTCTTATTTAAAATAAGAAAGCCTGATGAAAAAACCTTAAATTTTATATGTATTGGAATAAATCACACTTATGTATTTAAAGGGGTTCATAATTTGTCAGTTACAATTATAGAAAAACAGGTTGAATGTAAATTTAAAAATAAAATTTAAAATTTAATATATATAAAGATGTTTAATAAGAGCGAAAATATAAACAGAGAGCTTTTTGATGCGAAAGCTAATAGTAAAATTGAGTTATTTGAAATTTATCAAATTAAAGGATCTGAAGATGCATTAAGATTTCACGGGGGATTGAACGAAATTTCTAAATCTATAATTTTCGACTCTAAAGAATATTCTTATATACCTTGTCATGCAGAAGGTTTTGAATCAAGGAATGATGGGAAGATGAGTAGACCTACTATTAAAATAATTAACTTCGATGGGTTTTTATCAAAGTACATTAAAGATAAAGATGATCTTCTAGGAGCAAAAATAAAAAGAATAAGAACTTTTATTAAGTTTTTAGATAAAGATAACTTTTTAAATTATGATAGTGAAATAGATTATTGGAACAGTATGGGAATTAATCCCGATCCTGAGTCTAAATTAAGAGATGAAAGCTGGGTAATAAACCAAAAAATGGTTGAAGATAAATTTGCAATTCAGTTTGAACTAACTTCTTCTTTAGATTTAGAAAATGTAACCGTACCAAAAAGAAAAATTATTAACAACTATTGTTATTGGAAATACAGAGGAAGGGGGTGCGGATACAAAGGAGATCCCCTCGCCGACTCAAATGATGTAAAATTCACTTCTAGTTTAACCTCAAGAGGTGAGTGGGAAGAAGGAATATCTTATAATCAGAATGATTTTGTATTCTTAAATATGCAAGAAGGAGATGGTGATAGAAGAGCAGTATATGTTTGTACCGAGACTCACTCTTCTTCATTAGAATTTAAGCCAACAATAAATTCTAAATACTGGACTTTGGATGCATGTTCAAAAACAATCAATGGTTGTTGTTTTAGGTTTGAAGGAGATCCTCAAGAGCATTTGCCTTTTGGTGGATTCCCAGGAAGTAGAGTTTACTGATGAAAGAAGAAATAATAAGAATATGCAAAAAAGATAAAGAAAAAGAATCTTGTGGAATTATTTTTTTTTCAAACAGGAGATACAGAATAAAAGAGTGTATGAATATATCAAAAAACCCAGAGAATCAATTTGAGGTAAGTTTTTTAGATCATTGTGAGTGTCTAAGAAATGGAGAAATCGTAGGTACTTATCATTCTCATATAAATAGAGGTGAAAATTTTTCAGAATTAGATATAAAAATGTCAAATGAGATGATGATTCCTTTTATTGTGTATAGCTTAAAGACTGACAAGATGAATGTATATATACCAAAAAAAATAACATCAAAAAGAATTAAAAACTTTTCAAATAAAATTAAGGATTATATTGTGTAACTTATATTAGGGAATAAGGAATGATAAATGTAATTTTGCACGGAAATTTAGGAAAAACTTTTGGGAAAGAGTGGAGTTTTGATGCTCATTCGCCATCTCAAGTGTTTAGTGCTATAGATGCCAATACAGATGGATTTGCTAAATATTTAGCAAAAAAAATGAAAGAAGGAATATCTTATAGAGTATTTCTAGATCGAGCTGAATTAAAAACAAAAGAGCAGTTGGGAATTAATTTAAAAAATTATAAAAAAATGCATATTTTCCCCACAGCTAAAGGAGCAGGTTGGCTGGATGAAGGTAATAATAGACAAGATCTAAGAGTTTCAGGTTACAGCACCGCAGCTATGGTAGTCGGATATTGGTTATCTGGTTCTGATAGTGCATTTTGGGCTGGTCTTGGAGAAATTTTTTTTGAGGCAGGAACAGCTGGTTTAATACAGGGAGCTATTGGCCTTTTAACTGATGAGCCAGATCCTCCAGAAGTGCCAGATTTACCTGAGACGAATAAAGGAAGTACATCTTATATATATTCTAGAGCTGGAAATAAT